ATCAGCACCACAACAAAATAATCTATTTCCTTTGGGGTGTATTTAACCTTCTTCCCCCCGCGAGCAAACAGGACATGGTAGGTGCCTTTCTGTTTGGTGGAGGATGACTTGACCTGTATACGGGTGATGCGCTTCTTTGAATCCGCGATGAGGTCGTAACAATCTGAATCACCGATTGGCCATGAAACACTGAAACCGTGGTCAAGTAGCCGGACAGCGGCCAGCAGCTCCGCCGCCGCTCCTGCCAGCTTCGTTGGTGTCGGTTCTACATCCATTCATTCTCATTGCGACTCCAGCCTATGTTCCAGTTCCGCAATTATTTCCAAAGCTAATTCAACGAAAGAAGGTGAGGCAATTACCACTGTCTCAAAGTCCGAGTGGTTTATCAGTTCCTCCCCCCGATCCATCCTTATCCCGACGCACCCGACGCTCAATGATATCGCGAACAACATCGCGATTACGTTTCTTTTTTTCATCCAATCGTTCCTGTGCTGCCACGCGATTAAGACGCTCGCCCAACTCATTGACTGCATCGACCAGCTTCGGCAGTGCTGCCAAGCCTTTTAATGCGGCCATGAGTTGAGTGAGCATCAATCACCTATTTCTTTTTAGTGGTCTTGGATTGAGTGGAAACATATGCCTGCACGGCATCTACCACCCCTTGCCCTGCCAAATAAGCAGGAACAATAACCACGATTGCGCCGATAATTTTCTCCGCGAGAGCAGGATTTACATTTGCCCACTCAACCGCGAACACACTGAGTAGGCCACCGATGGCCACCCATAATTTTCTACTTTTTAGTTTTTCCTTCATCGTCGTCGTATATGATTTTTTTGACTGTCCACGCAATTGTGACAACGAGCAGGACAATCTTCAGAATTAGCTCGATGTCAGTTAATGTTACGGTGGCAAAGACGCCACCATTTAATCCGAATGTTTTCAGGTAATCGTTCATTTGCTAAAGGGGTGGAGCCGTCCACCGAAGTAAACGGCCCCACCTTTGACGACGACTACGGATTACACACCCGGTCGCTTGAACAATACTGTCGCACCATGTTCACCAAAGACTGCCTCGAAGGCCATCTCGTAGGTGCCATAGTGGCGTCCACGCTCATCAAGTTCATCAGCACATGCGTCTGAAGTCTTGTACGCGCCTGTCACGAACTTCCAGTCACCACTGTAATTAGCGGCGTCGAAGCCGAGGCTCGCTGGCACGGATGCCGGAACCACAAGCTGCTTCATCGCTGACGGGTTAAGGACGATTGCGCCCTCGTAGATGCCAGCGTTGCTGCCGCTTTTTGCGGTGTACAACGGGTTGATCTTTGTGCCGCTGCCCTTGAGTGGAGCCTCGCCACCAGTCTTGGCTACGTTCTCATCCACACGCTTGTAGTGATCCACGCTGCTGGTGGTAACACGCTCAAAGCGTGGAGGATTCGTAACAACGATGTGGCGGAAGTTACCAACGACGCGATCCGCGCCAATTCGCTTCAGCAGCTCGTTGTTTTCGGAGCCATGTCTGTAGTCCAACCGAAGGTTGTCCTCGGCCTTCAGCAGCGCATTGCTTTGCTCCATCCCAATGATAAGTGGGAAGATTGGCCCGTTCGGCCCAAGCTCCACAAAACCATTAGAATCACCCTCGGTAGCACCGGACTCAATCAACGTAATAGCAAGCTGATCGAGGTGGCTCTGCGTCAAGGTTACAGTGTCAGCCAGTGCATTCGTCGCACCAGTGATGGCCTTTGTTGCCACCGCTGTGTCGGCTAGTGTATGGTCGGAGCCATCGGTTGCCAGTGTTACCTGACGGGTGGCGTCCATGTACTCATTCTGGATTTTGTTTTCCAGAATCCTCTTACTGTGCTTTGTGATTTCCTCGATATAGGCTCGCAGAAAAGAGTCTGCGTTGAACCGATACTTCAGATTCTCACGGCACAGTTGTGGCCCACGGACGGATATTCTTTGTGGGCTAAACGTGTACTGGCTGAATCCCCATTCCACGTCATTCCAACTGCGGCCACAAAGGCCATCGCCAGAATCCATGTCCACGAGGCTTGAGCTGGTTGTTCCGGTATCAGAGATTGCCTGCCACGCCAACTCGTCATCGACGGGCATGGAGTTCTCAACTTTGAATCCGGTTTGTGTGAGGCCAGTGCCGAGTGGGTATGTGCCTTTTTGTAGCGCATTCATCCACACGGAATTATACGTGGCCTTACGGTGAACCTCTTTGCCTAACGACTCAGAGGCTGTTTTCATAGCATCGAAAAATCCTACACATGCCATGATGATTCCTTTCTTTAAGAGATTTAACAGGTAGAAGTGTAGAAGCCAAACGTGACCTCAGACGCCACTCCGTCTGTTTGTCCGATTGGCCATTTCGGTAGGGCCATGTGGGTCGCCACGCCACGTAGGGCTAAATTAAAATGTCTTTGAGCTTTTTAGGCGGAACTCAAACCGCATTACCGTTATACCATAAAAACTGAGTTTGTTAAGGGTGGGAAAAAGAAACTGTATCACATTTTTTTCTTGTATGACAATCGCCACATGCTAAAGTGTCGGCTGTGGCACGTAAAAAACATAGCGTTGAGAGTTATCCGAAGATGAATTTTCGCGTGACTCCTTTCCAACAAAAGATGATTAGAGAGCTGTCGGACAAATCGTCCATGCCAATCTCATCAATCATTAAGCACTGTCTGGCCGCTGAGTTACCCAAGCTGATAAAGAAATATGGACTGGACTGAGGCTAGATTGGAGACAGATGATTTTGGTAAGCCTGTGCCTGCTGCACCGGAGATAGAGCGTGCCGTTTTGGGCTGTATCCTGCTGGAACCAGAGCTTTGCGCGGGGGAATTGGAGCCGGAGTTGTTCCACGACCTGCGTAATCGTAATATTTACACGGCGATGGCTGAATTATTCGACGCCGGACACCCAATTAACCTGATTTCTGTAAAATCACAGGCAAAAGATGACATTGCGATTGGCGGCATGGCATATGCCAGCAGTTTAACGACCTGCACCCCCTCATCCACGAGCTATGACTGGTTCGTGGAGCAATTAAGGGAGAAATCATGGCTCAGGGACGTTCGTAACTCGCTACACAACATTCAGCACCTTATTGATAACGGTGAATCCGACGATGTTACCGGCGAGATTGAGCAATCTTTAGCGAATTTGTTAGGGCGCGGTGGTGACGAGGGCGGGGAAGTCTCAATGAAGGATGCAGTGGTTGCTTCCATTGCCACTATGGAATCGGCCATGAAAAATGACGGTTCCTTGGGCGTCCCTACGGGCTTTCCTGCCCTCAACCACCTGACCGCTGGCTTAAAAGCGGGTGATTACTGGATAATCGCTGCTCGGCCAAGCATGGGCAAGACGGCTTTGGCTATGAATATTGCTGAATACGCTGCGGTGGAGAAGGATATTCCAGTCGGAATCCTCTCAATGGAGATGACGGCGGAGTCTCTGGCAACACGGATGCTCTCAGGCCGTGCGCGAGTAGATTCTGGCACAATTCGAGATGGCAGATTTAACGCGCAGGAGATTGCAAAGATCACATCCGCCGCCGCCCCGCTCTCAAAATCCCCAATTTATATCGACGAAACACCATCGCTGACCGATTCTCAGATCGTATCCCGCGCACGATCCATGACTGCGCGACACGGGATTAAGCTGCTAATCGTAGACTATATCCAGCTCGCCCATGCGCGGGTGGGTAATCGTGAGCAGCGTTGGCGTGAAGTCGCACTAATCTCCGCGTCCCTTAAGCGAGCCGCAAAGGAGAACAACATCGCTGTGCTGGCACTATCACAACTTAGCCGTGATGTAGAACAGGCAGGGAGAGAGCCACGTCTCAGTGACCTCCGCGAATCCGGCTCGCTTGAGCAGGACGCTGACGTGGTTGGCCTGATTCATCGGCCCGAACCTGAGAAGGATTACAATTTTGTTCAGCTACGAATTGCCAAACAAAGAAATGGCAGGACTGGCATTGTTGAGTTGGATTTCATCCCAACAGAGACTAGATTTGTTCAACATTTACCGGAATTCCAGTAATGACAAACGATCAGCCAGCCATATGCGAAAACGAATTAACCCTCCGCGTCAGCGGGTTAGGCAACGTACCCGCGTTCAAAAACAAAAAAATTATCGTAGGAAGAAGGTTAATAACCGCACCAAAAGCAAAAAAGTGGATGACCGATGCTTCGACTCTTTTGAATTATCAGTTGAAGTCCTTGTTTCAGACAAAAGGCGGCGCGACCTCGACGGTGCCTTGGCAACAATATGCGATGTCCTCGTTGCCGTCCGACGACAATTGGAAAGTGATTCCGAAGATATCCGTCAGTGTGCGCGAGGTCAGCAAAGATGAGGCTGGCTGTATCATTCGCCTTAAAAAAATTTCCCCATCGGGAAAGCAAAAAGAAAACTAAACATAAACATAAAAATAAATAGATATGAGCGACGAAAATAAACAAACGGTAGTGCGCGGAACAGTTATGTATCAGGCTTTAAATAAGCCTAATGACCTGTCTGGCAAATACCAGATTGACCTGTGTCAACTTGATAAGAAGGCGGTAAAAACCCTTGAAGGGCTTGGGCTGGAAGTCCATGACGGCGATAAAAAGGGCAAGGAAAAGCACGGTCGATACATCACACCCAAGGCAAATCGACAGGTAACTATGGTCGATGCGGATAAAAATTCTTGGGATGTCGAACAACTACTCGGAAATGGCACCCTCGTGAACGCTTGTGTACGAGCCTACGAATATAACCACATGGGCAAATCCGGTGTGGCCGTAGGCTTGCAGGCGGTGCAGGTTCTGGAGCACGTCAGCTACGATCCCGCTGGTGCTTTTGAGAAGGAACCTGAATTCGTCAAAGAGCCATCCGAGGACGACGTGCCGTTCTAGATAGATGATTACGTGGGCTGCGCGTGAACTGCTGGCCGCTGTTATCGAGCAAGCTGTTTGGGATCGGCGGTTGGCAGTCACTCGTGGTCTGGTTGACGAAAAAGCAAATCAAGTTAAACCCCCTGCCTCTGCAAAGCAGGTTAGGGTAGATAAGGCCGAGGAGATTGTGGGGGGATTGAATTATTTCTTTGAAGAGGGTGGATTGGAAACCATCGTGAGATTTGCTGATTTCAAGTTGAATATTGGTTTAATTAAGAAGAAAAGCAAGGAGAGATACGAAGATGAGTGATGGTAGAAATGGAATGGTAAGTGGCAGTGCTATGCCTCAATTGGCGCAGTGCAACAAGTCCGGTCAGATGCAACAGGGGATGCCGAATCCCTCCTCACCGGAGGCGCAGGTTGGCAATACCCTGCATGACGCGATGGCTGGAATGGAGGTAGCTTTAACGCATGACGAAGCTGATCTTGTTCGCAGGATGAAGGAGCATGAGACTACTGTGCGAATGCTGGTGTTCGGCACCGATCCCGTATATGAAGTTAAGCGCGAGGAGCGGTTATGGTCACGGACAAAGAAGTTCAGTGGTCGGATTGATCTGATTATGATTGATGGCGGGACGGCCCTCGTTTTGGATTACAAGACGGGAAGGGTTCCGGTCAAGGCTGCGGAAGATAATTGGCAGCTAAAAGCCTACGCGGTATTGGTCAACACTCACTGGCCTGTTGAACGGGTGTTTGTGTCA